TATTGCCTGAGGGATGGGCTGGCGAGAGCGGTATGATTGATTGCCGCGACGGTGAAACGTGGGAGGTTATTTGCATTCCCGCCCAGGCCGAGAGGGTTGATGATTATCTTGGCCGCCTGCCCGGTGAGTATATCTGGCCCGAATGGTTTGGTGAAGATCACTGGCAACCATTCAAGCGTAAGCCCCGCACATGGTCTGCCCTGTATCAGCAAAGGCCGTCACCAGACGCCGGGTCGTACTTCAAGCGCGAGTGGATCATCGAAATGGATGATGTCCCCAAGAGCGAGACAATGACCATATTCGGCGGCTCCGACTATGCCGTGACCGATGATGGCGGGGACTACACGGTACATGCCGTATTGGGTATCGACCACACAGGGCGTCTATGGTTACTAGATCTATGGCGCGAACAATCCGCTTCAGATGTTTGGGTTGAAAGCTTTTGCGCACTGGTTAGGCAGTGGAAGCCAATCGGGTGGGCTGAAGAAGCGGGGCAGATCAAGTCTAGCGTCGGGCCATTTCTGGTTAAGCGTATGATGCAAACTCAATCTTATGTGGCGCGGGAGAAGTTTCCAACGCGTGGCACAAAGGCCGCCCGGGCGCAGTCTATCCGAGGGATGATGGCTCTGGGGGGGCTACATGTAAGGCGCGGCGCACCTTGGTTTGCGGATCTTGTGAGCGAAATGCTCAGCTTCCCTGTCGGCAAGAATGACGATCAGGTGGACGCGCTTGGATTGGCGGGGCAGCTCATTGCAAAAATGGATTTTGGTGCTACACCTGAAGACGCTAAACCGAAACCGGGAGCGCCGCCGCGTGTTGTTGCGGATGGTGTAATTGCTCCACCACTGAGGATGAGGCGTTGAACGAAGTCCGCAACTTTACCGGCACCGATGAGGAAGCACGGGAAAAGGCATCTGCGCCAATCCTTGCGGCGTTGAAGCGTTCGGAAGACGCGTTTCGCGAGTGGGACGCCACCTGCCACATGATCGATGACGTGTATTCCAAGCACGGTGCATCTTATGAAAGCCTGATGACCTCTTATGGTGGTGAGGCATGGCAGGACGCGCAGATGGACCTGTTCTGGTCCTCGTCCGAAGTCCTGAAGCCCGCTATCTACGCCAAGCCCCCACAGCCCGCTATCTCGCCCATCTTCAAGGATGGTGGCGCGGTCAAGACAACCACTGCCGAATTGCTGGAACGCGCTGCGGTGTCGACGTTCAAGAACAGCGGCATTGACGAGGTAATGCAAAGCACGCGCGACGACCTGATCTTTTCGGGTCGCGGTGTCATGTGGCTGCGTTACGAAACAGACGGCGGCAAGAAGGTTTGTGTCGAGCATCTGGACCGCGACGACTTCCTGCACGATGTAGCGCGCAAGTGGTCTGGTGTTGGCTGGGTTGCTGGCGGGTTCTGGATGAGCCGCGACGAGATCAAGAAACGGTTCAAGGACATTACCGATGAGCAGATTGACGAGATCAAGTTTCTTGAGCGCCGCGATGAAGATAACAGCGACGAAAAGTCCATGTCTGCTAAGGCCAAGGTCTGGGAGGTCTGGCACAAGGCGAACAACCGGGTATATTGGGTAACGGAGGGGCTGGACGTTTACCTTGACGACAGCGAGCCGCACCTCAAGTTGAATGACTTCTTCCCCTGCCCGCGCCCTGCTTACGGCACGCTGCGCAGGCGTTCGCTTATTCCTGTGCCCGACTTCGAACGCTATGCGGGGATGTTCTCCAAGATCAACACGCTGACCAGCCGCATTTACCTGCTGCTTGATCAGGTGCGGATGAAGGGCATTATTCCGGGCGGTGGTGATGTGGCGACAGCCATTGAAACGCTGATGAAGTCGGATGACGACAGCATTCTGATTGCGGTGCCTGGGGCTGCATTGATGGAAGGCACAGCTGCGGTTGTCTGGATGCCGCTTGACCAGATCGCTAACGCTATCACGGGATTGATCGAAGCCCGCCGCCAGTTGATTGAAGACTTCTACCAGCTTTCCGGCATATCGGACATCATGCGCGGGGCTACCGAGGCAGAGGAAACCTTGGGCGCGCAGCAGATGAAGGCGCAGTATGGCTCGGTGCGTGTGCGCTGCAAGATCGATGAAATGCAGCGTCTGGCGGCTGACGCGGTAAAGATCGCATCGGAGATACTGGCCGAAAAGTTCGACGGCGATACCCTGCTTGAAATGTCGCAGATGGACTTGCCAACGCGCGCTGACATCAAGAAGCGCATCAAGGAAATCGAGAACGCTGCCGAGCAGGAAATGAAGGCGCTTGGCGACAAGGCCGAGCAGATGGCGGGGCAAGTCGAGGATCCGCAGCAGGCGCAGGCAATGTTCCAGCAGGAACAACAGGCGATTTACCAGAAATATGCGCCGATGCTGGAGGAAGCGGAAAACCTCGTTCCGATTGACGACGTGGTGGACCTCCTGCGCGATGACAAGGCGCGCTCGTTTGCTTTCGAGATTGAGACAGATAGCACGATCCTGACTGATGAACTGGCGGAAAAGCAGGCACGTGCCGAGTTCATCACGGCGTTCAATGGTGCAGCGCAGGGGCTTATGTCGATTGCCAGCATGGGTGAACCGGGGGCAAAACTTGCCGGTGAAATGCTCAAGTTCTCGCTGGCTCCGTATCGCGTGGGCCGTCAGATGAATGCGGCTATCGATGAGTTCGTCAAGCAGGCCCCTGCCATGATTGCATCGCAGCAGGGTGAAGATCAGGGTGTTGAGGCACTGGCTGAAGCGGAAATGGAGAAAGCCAAGGCCCAGATGGCCAAGGTCGAAGCCGATAGCGCACTGAAACAAGCAGAGAACCAGCGCAAGTTTGCCGAACTGCAGGTGAAGGCACAGAAGGATCAGGCAGAAGCAGCCGCCAAGATGGCTAAGCTTGAACAAGACGCCAATGCCAACGCCGTCAAGGCACAGGAAGCCATGGCCAAGGTCGACCTTCTACGGGCACAGACGATGAAGGCAATGGCCGAGGCGGGTATAGCTATAGACACGGCACAACTGGATGAGTTCAAGTCTCTGGCCGACATCGACATCAAGCGCAGCCAGGAACAGCGCGCGGCGGTGAATGATGCACGACAGGCGGCACGGGCAGACCGGCAGGAAGTGCGCGAAGTCATGGCCCCTGCCGAGCAGGAAGAGGACGAAGACTGATGGCTGGCTTTCCTGTGACCATTGTCGACAGCGGCGGTTATCCCGTGACGTATGTTCCTGCCGACAGAACGCCCACTGCTGCACCTCCCGCTAACGTGGTCGAGAGTGGCGGGCTACCGATTACGATTGTGGAATCTGGCGGCATTCCCCTGAGTTTAATTGGCTATACCCCGCCCGAATAAGGAGACTTGATAATGGCTGATGCAAACCGTCTGATTGGTCTGGGTATTCCCGAACCGACAGCAAACGAAATGGCTGCGCAGATCGAAGCGCAGGAAGGCAATGCCGACCGCCTCAAGGGCGTTGGTGTGGTTCCTGAACTGGCGACCGAACTGGCGGGACAGATCGACGCTGAAGGCACGACCAACGCGCCCAAGCTTGTCACGTTGTCCATGATCCCTGACATCGCTGTTGAGGTGGTGGCGCAGATCGAGGGCGATAGGGCCTAAGTATGTCGGCGGCTGATCGCCTTGCCGAGCTAGGTCTCCCACCCGAACTGGCTGCTATCATGTCTGGTGGGCAGGGTTCTAAAGGCGATCCCGGCCCTCAAGGGCCAGCGGGCGAGATTGGTGCTGCTGGCCCCAAGGGGGACACAGGAGACGTTGGCCCACAAGGACTAAAGGGTGACAAGGGAGATACGGGCGCGCAGGGCATTCAGGGCGCTACAGGTGCGCAGGGACCGGCAGGTGCGGATGGTGTAGGCGGCGATAGCTGGAATTACATCAAGCTGGCCAGTGACGTGACGACCGACCAGACAAGCGCAACCGATACTGCGCTAACGTTTACCCCGCCGATCAACAGCGTGGTTATATTCGAGAGCCAGATGCTTCTGCGCTCCACGATCACGACAACGGGTGTGCGGCCCGGCCTGAAGCCTGTCAGCAACGCGGTAGACTTCATTGCATCCATGGAGGTGGCGACAGGCGCAACGGCGTCGACGCGGCGATTCTGGGGTGCGAACAGCAGTTCAAACGTGGCAACAACTTCAGCACCGAGCGCAACCGATAGCTGGTTTGGTTGTGCATGGGGCACGATTATCACGGGTGCTACAGTGGCTAGTCCTTTGATCGTTACCCTATCCAGTGAAATTGCGGCTTCGGCGGTGACGATGCGCGCCGGAAGCTGGATGCGCTGGAAGGCGATTTAACAGGCTTGGGCAGGGAAAAAGGAGAAAGACTATGACTACCAAGAAAGAGCAGGAAAAGATCGATAAGGACGACAACGGCCTTGCTGATCGTATGAAGACGATGGATCCACGCTTCGATGAGAAGGGCAATGAAGTCGAAACCGAAAAGAAGGAAGGCCAGACCTCGACTGCGAGCAAGTCGAAGTAATGCCTCTTTACGATTTCCGATGCGAGAATGAACACCGCTTTGAGCGGTTCGTCTCGCTTGCGTCCTTCGGGGATCGTCAGACATGCGAGTGCGGGGCTGGTGCTACACGACTTATCAGCGCGCCTAGAGTGATTTCGGACAGCATGGAGCCGACACTCGGGCCTGATGGGAAGATGCACACCAGTCTCGCCTCGTATCGTCATTCCTGCACTGCCGAGGGCAACCCGCAGGGCGAGACATATCTAGAGCTTGGGCGGGAAGAATTGCCTGAGTTCAAAGCGCCGGAATTCGACCGACGCAAGAGGCGTGAAGACATCCGCGCCGGGATCCAGGATGTCAAAGAGGGCCGCGTTCCGCCCGTTGTTGTAGGGGATCTACCATGACTGAATTAGCCGAAGCAGAAAGCAACTCGACAGTTCTTGAAGAAAACGTGCCTGCGGGTGTGTCAGGTGGCGGTGAGCCTAAGATTGAGGCTGAAGAGTCGACATCGTTGCGTGATACGCTTGCCGACGAACTCAAGAAGGATGCTGAAAGCCAGAAGGAGCCTGCCAAGGATGACGCCGACGCCGCCAAGGGAGCCGATGGGGACGAAGATGGCGAGGCCGAAGGAAAGGCGGACAAGGCCGATAAAGACGACGCCAAACCCAAGGAAAAGGCAGA